GGGGCGCAGAGTTCGGCGAGTAGTTCGAGGCGCCATCGTCGGGAGCCGAGGCGCCGGGTGCGGGGGTCGCGGGGGGGGACCTGGCCAAGGAGGTCTCGGAGGTGGAGGAGTTGTTGTTCGACGGCGTGGTCGATGGTGACGCCGGACTTGAGGTCGATCTCGGTGCTCATGATCGGATTCTAGTGGTCACGCTTAAGTCCTAGTTATGCGCTTCTGAGAGAGCGATCGTGCCGCGCGAGCCGATACGTGAGGGTCAGGCCTCGTCACAGGTGCTCCGCCGGACCCGCTGGATCCTATGCAGGGGTAGCGTCGCCACGCTGTTGAGGCACGCCACACCGCGCTTCGACGCGCCTCACATGGACAGGCCATTCGAACAGGGACGCTGAGATCATGAGTGGGTGACCGACCGACGCGCCATTCGGCTCCCCGCAGCCGCCGCAGCCCTGATACTCCTTACCGCATGCCACGCCAGCGCCGACGACTCCGCCCCCGTTGGCAAGGCATCCACGCTGCCACGCAAACCGGCCGCCAGCGCGTCGCACGCCGCGCCACCGCCCCCGGACGAGACGACCGCACGCGCAGACCTGGCCGAGCTCACCGTCGCCGCACCGCACAGCATGGACGGATACAGCCGGGACGCCTTCGACATCTGGTCGCAGTCCGGTGGATGCACGACCCGTCAGAAGGTACTGAACCGTGACGGCAGGGATGTGGTTGACCAGGACGGTGACTGCCAGCCCGAGTCGGGATCGTGGTACTCCGTGTACGACGACACTACCGTCACCGTCGTAGCGCAGGCCACGATCGACCATGTCGTTCCGCTGGCGGAAGCCTGGCGCTCGGGTGCGGACCGGTGGAGCTCGAAGAAGAGGCGTGCGTTCGGCAACGACCTGGCCGACCCGCAGCTGCTCATCGCCTCGGAGGAATCCAACAGCTCCAAGAGCGACAGCGGTCCCGCGGACTGGAAACCCGAAAACAAGGGGTTCTGGTGCACCTACGGGGAGGACTACATCCTGGTCAAGCACAAGTTCGCGCTGACCACGACAAAGGAGGAAGTGGCCGCGTTGGACGGCATGCTTGACACCTGCTGATGCAGACACACCCCCGACAAGGCTGAGACACCCTGTGTGGCTACCTGATGGCTTCCCAAAGACTCACCACAAGTGCACCGGCCCCCGTGAGCGCGCCAACAGTCGGCAGTGGCCACCGCCGGCTCTCTAAAGCCGTGATCTGCGCACGCAGGACCCCGAACTCCTCCGAAGTTTCCTGCCGGAGCCCGCGGACGTCTTCCTCCGTATCGGAGCGTAGTTCCGCTATGTCACGCTCAGCGCGCTGGGATCGCTCGACGAGGACGGCGAGGGAGCCCTCGATACGGGCGAGGCCCGTCGCGATCTCACCCCGTAGCTCCGCGAGGGCGACCGCGACGGTCTCGGTCTCAGGCGTTGTCACCCTTCAGTCGCCGGCTCCGTTACCGGCTGCGGCGGCTTGACGATCTCGGTGATCCCGGGCCCCCCTTGCTCGTCGCCTGCGGCGGCTACGGCGGTGACCAGCGCCAGGAACGCTGCCATCCCGGCCGTGCTGAACGCGGCAGTCCAGGGCGCGTCGAAGAGGCCGAACTGTTCGGCTCCGAGTACCGCCAGGAGGGCTTGGGCGAAGGTGCGGATTATCCGTTCGGCGGTGGCCTTCCAGAATCCCGACGTGGTCATGTCTGCCTCACTTTCACTACGGCCGCTCGCTTACGCGGCGGCCACGGCGACCGGCGTGGTGCCGGCCGAGTCTGGGGGCGCGTTTGTTCACGCGGCGCGAGGGGCGAGTCGGCTGGCGACGGCGCGGCGGAAGGCGTTCATGTCGAATGACGGGTCGATCTTGCCTTCGATCGAGGTCTCCTTGTGGCCGACCACGCTGTCGGTGAGCCAGCCGTGCGCGCGGCATATCGCTGTGGCCCACCGGACCGCGGCGTCGTACTGGGCGTCGGGGTACGGGTCGTGACGGTCGCCGAGGTTTTCGATCTCTATGCCGTAGAAGCGTGCGTTGCCGTCGAGCGTGCCGGAGGTGGCCGAGGGCCGCGGATGGTGTGCGGACTCGCGTACCACGGCGTTGAACGCGTTACGTGCGATGCGGCCGGCGTGGTTGGCGCGACCGTGGCCGACCAGCGTCACGGTTCCGTTTTTCGCGGCATGCGCGTGTGCGAGCGGCCCCGGGAGATCGGGGCGGCCAGCCCAGACCAGGGCGAGGCTGTTGATCCCAGCAGTGTGGTGGATCATCACACCGTTCACCGGCCCCCACCTGCCGCGGGCGTTGCGGTTGTGGGTGCGCCAGCCCGAGTGCTCAGCCGGCTCAAGACCCTCGCGGTGCAAAGCAGCGAGCATGCGGTCTGCCGACAGGGGGACAGCCATCGTTTTCTCCGGGTGTGGTTGGAGCTGGGGCTCCGCGTCGCCGTCCGCCGCGGAGCCCCATTCGAGAGGAACGTAATCTTTCAAGCTGAAAAACGAGTAATACACCGATAGGACACGCTTGTTGAGGATTATTCGCTCGAGGCCTGGGTGTAGATCACGTTCCGCCACTTCGCTCGGAACGGGTGACTTTCCTCGCCCACCAGGGACTCCTCTTTCTCGATGAAGAAGTACGGGCCGCGATAGTCCACGTTGTCCGTGGTGATCGAGTACTCGGTGCCGTCCTGGAGAGTGCGGGTGAAGACCATCCCGGCTGCGGAGACCTGAAGGGTGTACGAGCCCCACACGTCCGCGGCGACCGCTGGGGTGTCCCGGACCGCGAGGTTCGTGAATGTGCCGTCGGCCTGCCACATGCCAAGGCCGATCTGCCCGGTCAGCCGCTGCCACGCCCGGTACATCCGCCGCGGCTGCGCCGGCATCCCCGCCGGATTCAGCTCCGGATCGTCCGGCCACAGGTACGGATCCGCGTCCGTGTCGGCCCCGAACAGCACGGCCATCTTCGGGGTGTTGGCGTCCGGCAGGTCGTCCATCGCCTTGCAGTCCCAAGTGAGCGCGTAGGCCGTCGGGTCCGTGATCGGGCATTCCCACCCGCACAGCACCGCGGGGCTGCTCTGTCCATCGCCCCAGCCGGCCGGCAGCACCAGGCCCTGCTCGGAGGCTTCGCAGTAGCCGCGCACCTGCGTGCCGGCGACCTGCCGCTGATCCGTGGCCATCGTCAGCTGCCCGACCGCGACATGGCGTTGCTCCCACGGGTCCGACGCGGTGCGGTACCCGTACGGCGCGCCTTCGGTGACCGGGCCTCGGTAGTACACCGGGTCCAGGCTGTAGCCGCCCCGGATCCCGAGGGCCTCCACGCGCTGCCGGTGTACGTGCCTGGTCACGCCCCACATGAGCACGTTGATCCCGGCATCTTTGTACGCGGTGAATACCTCGTCGGCGTAGAAGTGCGGTAGTAGCATCCACTCGACGCCGGCGGTCGTGACCGCGTCCACCGCGTACGGCGGCGTCATCTCTCCCCAGCGCGCCGGGGTAGCGGGTGCCAGGGCTGCGGTCATGCCGGAGTTGAGGATGGTGGTGGCGTTCGCGATGTCGCGTACGGCGATCATCGCCCAGTCCTGGGCGCACTCCTGGAGCACGCCGCGGATCGCGGCGACGACGTTCTGCTCCTCGGTGGCCCGGATGTCGTCGCCGGAGACGTGGCAGTGCAGCATCGCCACGCCTTTCCCGGCCAGGCGCTGTAGGAAGGTCGGCAGGAGCCAGTTGTAGTACCGCTGGGCGCCCCATCCGTACCAGCCACCTACCTTGTCCCACGCCGCACGGTTGCGCTCCGGGCGGGGCAGGTCCTGGTCGGGCCAGCCGGGCTCGGGCTCATCGACGTTGCCGGCGTAGTTCAAGGTCGAGGTGAACGTGTCGCTGGGGATCTGGCGGACGTCCTGGGTGATGTACACGCTCGACCGCGCGATGTGGAGGAGCCCGTTGTCGTACTCGACCAAGGCGCCGACGTCGTCCGCTGTGCAGGAGACGTTGACGCCCATGATGTCGAGGCCGTGCGCAATGCAGTACTCCAGCCCCTGGGGGCTGTTGTACGGGTTGTGCAGGCCGGCGAGGGTGTCCGCGCCGACCACGCTGGGCGCCCCCGGGAGGGAGGTGATGGTGCGCATGCACACGCCGGGGTCCGGGGCGGCACCGCCCGGCGTATAGATCCCCTGATCGGAACCGAACCGGGTCGCGTTACCAGCGTCGCGGCTGATCCTGACCTGCACCTTGCCGGTGGCCTCGTCATACACCAACCCCGGCCCGGCGACGCCGCGCACCAGAGCAGCCATGTCGACGCCGAGCAGCCACGGATCGATCCCGGGCGCACCGGAGCCCTCCTTCGTCAGCGGCGGCTTCACCTCCAACTCGCATGAGCACGATCCACCACATCCGCACCGACCGGCCATCAACCCGTCGCCTCCTCACCATCTGGGCCGCCCACATACCAGACGCCCGATGTCTGATCCGTCCACACCTGCCGGCCGTCGCCCCCGGTCTCCACCGCCCACCGGCGGTCGGCGATGTCCAACACCATCCGCATGGCCAATCCACCACCAGCCGTCGCCGCGGCCCGCCCAAGTGCACGTTGGGTGGCAATCGCCGCACGCAAGGGACGCTGAGCCGTTCGTTGACCGGGCAAGGAACTCACGACAACACCTCCTCGATGTCGCTGAGGGCGCCCAGCGGGACGAGCGAGATCGCCACCTGCTCGCCTGAAGAGCCCCACTCCACGTCCACATCGCTGAGGCGGAAGGCCTGCTCAACCTCCAGGCAGAACCCCGTCGACACGAAGTCGATCCGCTCGCCGGGGACGAGTTGGTGGATCGAAACCGGAGCCGTCGCGGCGAGCCGGGCCCCTGTGGGAACGGAGATCGTGACGGGCGCGGGGTAACGGCCGACGAGCGCCTGCCGGGCCATCTGTCGTAGGTCGCTCTCCGAGACATGGTCAGCGGCGGTGCGCACGATCAGATCCAGGCGGCCGTATGGGCTCCCCACCTGGCCCACGCCGACGGTCAACCCGCCGGTGATGTTCTGCGACTGCTGAGAGGTGGCGAAGGCGTACGTCGCGGCGTTGGTGCCGCTCCGGGTGACCTCGACATCACCCACGATGTCCTCAGGAGTCAGGCGCGCCTGGGGACGATCCTCCCGAGCGGCGGGGCCACGCAGGATGATGCTGCGCCCGGATGTCGTGAACTCCAGCCCTCGCTTGACCAGCTCCTCACTGAAGATCGTCAGCAGGTACTCGTTCCACACGCTGGCGTCATCAGACCCGTCCTTCTCGAACGAGACGCTGGTCGCGGAGTCGTAGCGCACGACGTACGGCATGAGATTCGACGCGTCCGGCGGCACGGACAACGGCGACTTGCGCAGGTTCCTGTCGAGTAGGTCGTAGGCGATCCACTGCACCGGGCCTTGGTGGCGCCCGTCGCTGTCCGGCTCGGTGGTCGTGTATCGGATCTGGTGGGTGTTCCCGGTCCGCGCCACCCGCGCCAGGACGTCCTGCGCGGACACCACGAGGGAGCTTCGCGTCTCCTTCACCTCGCTGGTGATGGGGCCCTGCCAGACGAGATGGGAGTCCCTGTACAGGGACAGCTCGTGCGCCCATGGGTGCAGGTTGCTGATCTGGGCGCAGCACTCGGGCCCGGCGGCTGCCTTGGCGATGGTGACGGACGCATCGGATATGTCGTTGATCGTCCTTGACCACTTCACGGCAGTCAGCGAGTCCACGCTCGGGCTCGTGAACGGTCGCCCCCCGCCCATCCAGTCGATGACAGCCTCGTACGCCTCTGCGCACCCCAGCTCAGCCATGCCAGGTCACCCCGCATCCGATCGAGGCACCATCAGCACACGGGCGCGCGCGTTGTCGGCGGTGGCCTTCTCCAGCGACAGCAACTCAATGCATAGTCCGGTGGAGCACGCGAACACGGGCCATTGAAAGTGCCTGCCCCGGGGCCCGTACAGCGTTGGCGCGCCGGCTGCGGTCCCGGTCGGCCCCTGCGGGCACTCCACGACCACGCGCTGCGTGCGGCCGTCCACACGGAGCACGGAGCGGCCCGGCAGGTACGGGACCTGGATGGCTGCGCATGCTCGGCACGGGTCCGTGGTGGCCGCGCAGTCGCCGCTCGGGTCGGTCCAGAAGCGCACCACCAGGCGTCGCATGGCCGTGAGGCCGGTGACGACCTCCAGGACGGGTACGGTCTCCAGCCACTGTGGCTGGTCTACTGGTCGTAGGCCGATCACGCTCTGGAGGAACTGGTCGCGGCCGGACGGGTAGCAGGCGTCGACCGGGATCGGCGGCCGGGGAGGCAGCGGGGGCGCCGGACAGTCCGGGTCCTCCAGGCATGGGGTGGGCTCGATGCACCGTTCGTAGACCTGGTCTGGGTCCACGCTGATGCTCACCCCGTCGGCGAGGTTGACCCAACCTGTCAGGGTGTCCAGCGGCTCCCGGTAGATCCACGGCACCCCCGCGGCCAGGCTGAAGGTGACGGTGGCGATCACGTGCCCTGTGGGCAGGTACTGGGTGTCCGTGACCTGCGGGCCGTCCAGCAACCCCACCCCGTACAGATGCCGCAGCTCCCGGCTGCCGTCGACGGGGCAGCAGGAGAACACGCACATCTCATCCCCGCCGCAGCCACCACACGCCGAACCACCGAGGGCCGCCGCCAGCCACTCCAGTCCATACGACAGGGCGCACTCGCCGGTGGTGAGCAGCAGCACAGTGTAGGCGATCTCCCGATGCGAGCGGCGTGCGACACCGAGCGCGGCGCCGTCGCCGACGAGCTGCACCGGCTCCCGCCCGAGCGGGGAGGAGTTGAACCCAGCGACCGACATGCCCATCACCCCGAGCACTCCGGAGGATTCGATGACGCCGGGGTCCCACCAGGGGGCGCGGTCAGTGACCGGGTCCACGTATGCCAGGTCGCCGAGCGCCACGGCCAGGTCCGGGCACGGATCGCACTGCACCGGCACCCCACGTGCCACCGCGTACGCCGCGGCGCGAGCGGAGTTGATGATCTCCGCCCCGGCCAGTTCGAGGTAGTCGACGAGCACGAGTCATACCCCCGCGGCGCGGGCGATGTGCCCGGACATGATTTGAGCGAGGACCATGGGATCGCTCGCGCGGGACTGGATGTGCCAGTGGTTGGTCACCTGCGGCCCCGGCGTCGCGGCGCCGCGGCGGGCGTACAGCTGCCCCAGGCCGGTTTCCCGCAGCAGTTGCAGGGCGCGGTCGGGCCGTGTGAGGGGGATGATGGCCTCTGGCCCGGCCTCGCCGATGCCGACGATCCGCGGCCCGTTGATCACGCCGCCGTCAGCGAACCAGTCCGACGGGTTCAGGCTGATGTCGGGCTTGATCGCATCAACGATCCGGTCCTTGATGTTGCCCAGCGCGTTCTTGATCCGCCCCCACAGCCCGCTGAAGAAGCCAACCACGACGTTCAGGCCGGCCTTCACCGCGCCCGAGGCGCTCGACAGGGCGCTACGGAAGACGCCTGCGAGCCGGGTGCTGATGCTGGTCAGCGGACCGGAAATCCGTCCCCACAGCCCCGTGAAGAAGCCGACGACGCGGCTGATACCGGAGGAGACTGCGGATGCCGCGCGGGCGAGCATGCTCGTGAACTGCGACGGGATCCGGCTGACCAGGTTGGTGACGATGCTGGTGACGCGGCCGAGTAGGTTCGTGAAAAACCCGATGATCCGGCTGATTGACGTGCCCACCCGGGCTGCGGCGGTCGCAACGGCGCCCCAGAGGCGTCCGAGCCAACCGATCACCGTCCCCGTGGCCCGGGAGATGGCGAAGAACTGCACAACCACCGCGATCAACGGCGCGAGCAGCTGGATCACGGGCGTGATCAGCCGCAGGACCCAGGCGACGAGCTGCCCGATGAGGCCGACGATCGGCGTCAAGATCGGTGCCAGTTGCACCACCACGTTGAGGATCGGGCTGAACGCGAGTACGAGCTGCACCAGGGCCGGGACGAGCGCGGCCACGATCGGCCCGAGCGCCTGAATGACAGGCATCAGGGCTTGGCCGACCGCGGCCACCAGTTGCAGCACCGGTGGCAGGAGCTGCTGAATCACCGGCATCAGGGCGGCGAATACCGGCGCCAAGACGCCCACCAGGACCTGGGCGAGCTGGGACACGATGGGCAGGATCTGCTGAAGGGCTTGGCCGAGGCCGCCGCTGAGTAGCTGTCCGACGGGCTGGATCGCGGCGAAGAGCTGCCCGAAGGCCGCGGCGAGCTGCGGCAGGATCGGGCCCAGGGAACTGGAGAGGGCGGTGATCAGCGGGGCGAGGATCGGCCCGAGGGCGGACAGCGCGGTGCCCAGCACGGTCGAGAAGGTCTGTGCGAGCTGGGTGATCAGCGGCAGCAGGGGCTGGATGGCTGCCCGGACGGTGCCGAGGATCTGGGTGAGCGCGCTGACCCCGCTACCTCCGCCGGCCGCGAGCGCACCGAAGACATCACCGAAGAGGCCACCGATCTGGCTGATCAGGGCGCCGAGCTGCCGGAAGGCGGTGAGCGCTGCCTGTACCCAGGCGACGGCCTGCCCGGATTGAGCCGCGCTGGTCAAGAACGTGCCCAAGCTGGTGATGAGCCCTGTGATCGCGTTGGACGCCTGCTGGCCGAACGCGTTGGCGATGGCGCCGCCCATCTGGATGAAGCCGGATACGACCGGGCCGATGGCTTGGGCCACTCCGTTGAGGGAGGCCGACACGGAGGCCATGACGCCCTGGAGGCTGCTGATGGAGCCCTGAGTGCGCACGGCTTGGAGCGCGGCGGCAGCGAGCGTGCCCCACCCGGCGGCGATGGCGGTCATCTGGCTGCGCAGTGGTCCGCCGAGCGCTTGGGCGGTCTCGGTGATCTCGCCCTGCAACTGTCCGAAGAAGGCGCCCTGGATACTGGCCTTGAGCTGGTCGAAGGCAGGTCTCAGGGCCCGGACCTCCTGCGCGGCGGCGCGTGCTGCCGGGCTCAATCCTTCCAGCGACTTCTGAAATTTCTCGGCATTTCCGGCGAGCGCTGCGCTGAAGGCATCCCCCACGCCCGACAGCGCAAGGCCAAGTACGCCAGCGCCCGCCGCGGCCCCGGTCAGGGCGGCAGGGAGAGCAGCGAGGATGCCCACGGTGGGCGCGAGCGATGCGGTGAACGCCGCGATGCCCGCCGCAGCCGACAAAGCGGCAGCGCCAATGGCCGCGAACCGCAGGGAGCCGGCGAGCACGCCGCCCGCTCTGCTGGCGACGGAAGCCAGCGACGACAGCGACCGGGTGAACGTCTGGCTGTCAGCATCGACGGGGACCCGGATGGCGCTCACCCGGCGCCGCAGCGCGGTGTCCAGCCTGGACAAGTCCGGTTCGACACGTACCTGCACCGCGGGCAGTCCTCGCAGCGCCCTCTGCAACTGCGCGCGGAAACGGCGCACGTCCGGGGCGATACGAACACTGGCCTGCACGGTACGCAGGGCTCGTTGCAGGTCCCGGCTGATCTGGCGGCCGGCTCTCGCCCCCGTAGTTCGCACGGCCTGCTGCACCGCAGCATCCAGCGCCTGTCCCGCATCCCGGCCGGCGCGAGCGAGTTCGGCCCGTAGCTGGGCGGCGTAGGCGGCGGTGTCTGAGGTGATCTGCACGGAGGTACGGCCGACCTGCGGCACGTCGACCACCTCCCCAGAGCACAAGCGCTCACCCCGGCACGGATGTGCAGGATGGGCGCCCGGCCCACGGCAGCCAGTCGGCGTCAGCGCGCAGCGTACGGGCGCATACGCGACGGTCTACAACTACGCGCGTCCTACCAGCCGTCAGCGGCGGCATCGGCGGCGAGTCCGGCCGCCTGCCCTGCCAATTCTGCGTCCGAGAAGCCGGCCGGCGCCGCCCGGCCGGTACGCCGAAGTTCGGGCGGCGGATCGAAAACCTGCCTCTCCAGCCGGTGCACGTCCTTCTCCTCCTGCACGTGCTCCAGCAGCCAAGCCCACACCGCGGAGGCGATCCGGTGCGCGGAGGCGGTATCGACATCCAGGCCGCGGTGGACACACCACGCCGACCAGTCACGCCACCGCTCCACCGCCAACGCGCACAACCGCCCGGCCGCCCACCACTCCATCCCGTACAGCTCTGGAGCCACGCCGAGAGCGATCCGCCAGCACGCGTGTAGGGTCATGGGGTCGTACGGGTCGCGGATCCGGCGGGTGACCTCCTCGCGCTCCTCCGGTGCCAACAGGCCGGGCATGATCTGCGGCCACTGACCGGCCGCCGCCACCGCAGCCAGCTCGTGCCCAGCGGTGGGTACCAGCAAGGTGTACGGGCGGCCGTCCACGGTGATCGACAGCGGCCCCACTCCGGCAGGACCGAACCTCACCGCCCGTCCGCAGCCGGCCGCCCCGCGGCGACCTTCTTCGCGGCCGGCTTGCCTGGGCTCTTCTTGGCCGCACGCCGCTGCTCCCGGTTGCCGTTCGCGATGCCCATCTCCTGCTGGTAGGAGGCAAACTCCGGCTCGTAGTACTCAACGAGCTTCGGCAGCAGGTCCCGGAACAGTTCGGCGATGCTGACCGGGTTACCCGCGGAGCGCGCCTTGAGGATGAGGTCGTCCGCGTCGGCCTCGTCGAAGGTGTGTAGCAGCGCGTTGCGGAGCTCCGCCAGGACCGCGGCACTGTCATCCGACTGGGCCACCTGCTCGACGTACCCGAGCTGGAGCTGGACCGCGCTGGGCTCGAAGCCGTGCGCCTGATATTGGGTACCGTCACTCACCTCGACAGTGACCCGCGGTAGCCGCGACGGGTCGAAGCCCTGCTTGGATTTCAGAACGAACTCGGTGGCCATGGCGGCAGCGCCCTTCTGCACGAAGTGATGGTCGCGTGCAGGGTAGGGGCTAGTACCGCACGGCCCGATCGACGTGCCCGACGACCTCGTCGAGCGCATCCGCCAAGAACGGCTGCGCCCGGGCACCGCGGACTTCCCGCGCGAACACCCGGCCGGCGCCACGCTGCTCCCACGACAGCACCCGAGCTCGCACCGGCCGGATCGGCCTGTGTGACGGGCCGTAGATTCCGGTGCCCTGGTGCACGTAGGCCGCACGTTCGAGATCGGAGTACACCTCGCCGACGGATTCGCTGCCGCGTTGGAAGGTTCGGGAGCGGATATCCGCGCGTAGTGTTCCGTCACCGACCGGGCACCGGCGGCGCGCGGCGTTCGCCACGTCCGCCGTGACCTCGCCGATGATGTCGGCCACCAGCTCAATGATCGCAGCCTCGTCGAGGTCGACGTCAACTCGTACGCTCACCGGCACGTACCTCTTGTTCAGCGCCCGACCGGTTCCGCGCGACCACGACGACCTGCGTGATCACCACTACGCAAGCCATCAGCAATGCACCGGCCAGCGCCCCCCACGCGAACGTTTCCACCGCTGCCATCATGCCTCCACTGTGATTTGCATTGTCACCCCGGCGCATCCGCCGCGCGGCCCGATCGGTGTCACCGGTCCCGGCAGCACCTGGATTCCTGCCGCGTGATCATTCAGTATGTCGCAACAGGCAACTGCCTGTCGGAGCAGCCGCGTATCCAGCACCATGCCCCAGGCATCCGTCTCGCGCTGCTCACACGTCGGCGCCGACTGGCCGTCCGCGGCGACGACCGCCACGCACCGCGCCACGCCGACCTCAATCACGGTCTGCATCCGCCACGCCAGGCAGCGTGCCTGCCGCCGCTGGCTCGGCACGGGTTCCTGCCGCACTACGCGCACCCAGGCCTGCCCGTGCCCGCCGTCGCAGTCACACGAGCAGAAATCCTGCGCAGGCGGGGAGTCCCCCCACACCAGGCAGCAGGCACACGCCGGCCGACCGCCGTCGGTCAACGAGGCGCACAGGCAGGCCGTCAGACCGGACAGGATCGGCCCGAGCCGCGGGTCGGCATCCGTCGGCAGCATCGGCGGTGGAGGTGGGCTGCTCATCATGGGCCTCCGGGCCGGTAGCGGGCGGCTGGCGGGGCAGGCGGCAGATCAAGCGAGAACACGGCGCCGAACTGCCGCACTTGCTGCGGGTTGACCAGCTGGACCCAGGACCACGCCTGAGGGAAATGGGCTTGTAGGGTCTGCGGCCAGTCGCCGGGGGGCACGATCTCGTAGGCAACTCCCTCCCGGGTCACTGTCTTTGTGCCCGTGGGTAGCGCGCAGCCGTCCGGGGCGCCAGCACACAGTTTGGCGATCTCGCAGGCGAGCTGCCCGACCGCGCGGCGACCGGCGGCCGGCACTTCCATGCCGCGCACGTAGCCTACGGACAGTGTGCCCGGCTCGGTATCCGGCCGGTCCAGTTGCTGGCAGCGGGGCCAGCAGGCGCCGTCGGTGCGCACGAGTCGGTCGCCAGTCGGTGTGCGGTGCAGGACGTATGCGGCTGGTGGGACGACCTCGCCGTCCTGGCGTACGGTCAGCACGCTGTGGACGGGCCCGGGCAGGGTCAGCGTGCACAGGGGCGTACACAAGCAGCTGGCTGGGCTGCACCCGCAGGTCCGGTTGTACCAGCGGCGGGCCTCCATTACGGGCTGCAACAGGCCCCCGCTGCTGTGGGTGGTGCAGTCGTCCCGGCACAGCCGGATGACCTCCTCGCACAGCCCGTACCGGCCCGCGGTGAGCCGCCACAGAACATCGGTGGCGATCTCCGCTGCCGCCCGCTGGCCGGTGTTCCACTGGCCTGGGTCGTCTGGCCAGTCGGGGCAGCACGACGGGTCGAGCGGCCAGGGCCCGCACGGCCCGTCGAGTACCTCCTGCATCCGCTGCTCAGCTCGCGCTCTTGCCACTGCCCGGGATGACGTACGAGAACCGCAGGTTCTGCCCAGTCTTGAGCGGGTTGTCGTTGGACCAGTCCAGCAGGTAGACCTCGCCGACCGTGGTGACGCGCAAGGAACCGTGACCGAACCCGGTCGCGCCGATGAAGATAACTGGGTCCGGGCCGGTGGGGCGCCACGCCGTCTCAACGGTGGCCACCAGGAGGTCCGGGACGATGTTGCCGGCCTCCGGAGCCGGCTTCATGACGACGTCCGGGCCGGTGCGGTTGAGGGTTACCACGGCAACAAGCGCGTCGGGCGTGGCGGTGAGTTGCTGCGAGGTGACGCTCCAGCCGTCCGCCGCGGTGACGCCCTGAGTGATCGTCTTGGTGGTGTGGTACTCGGCGATGTGCTCGGCCAGGGCCGCCGCGGTGTCGCCGTTGCCGTCGCCCGTGCCGTCGCCGGTGCTGGTGTTGTCGATGTGCAGCACGACCGTGCGCCCGGACGGATCCGTGGGGTCGGCCTCCACGGTGACCTCCGGCGCCTGTTCGCTACCGCCGTCACCATTGCCGTCGCCGCTGTCGGCCGCGGTCGTGACCGTGATGGGCGCGATTGCTTCGGTGAGCACCGGAGTCGACCCTGGCTGCGCGATGCCCTGCAACGTCACCTGATACGCCGTTGCCGGCATCAGGCCCCTCAGCCACGCCTCCCGCTGCCACCCGGGAAGGCGCATCGTGCGCCACTCCGGCGGGCAAGCGCCTTCCTCGGGCGCTGGCCGGTATCGCAGGAGCCAGCCCGTGGGCTCCGTGCGCTGCTCCAGGTTGCCGGAGTAGTCCCAGCCGATCTTGACGGACCTCGACCCAGGCTCGCCGCGTGGGCCGAAGTTTGAGACGGCCTGGTCGTATTCGATGCCGGTGTTCGGGTTGATCCCGTCGACGTCGAAGATCGTGGGGTCGATCCATACGGGGGTGTCGACGCCCAGGGTGATCGGGTCGGCCCCGGCACGCAGAACTAGGTCGCCGTGGCCGGCTGTGGCCACCTCCGACGGGATGAACACGTAAGAGATCGCGTACCCCTGGCGGTATTCGATCTTGTCGCGGTCCAGCTGCGCCCAGATCAGGACGCGCTGGAGCAGAGGGTTCTTGGTGTCGTCGTCGACGACGATGTACGTCCCGCAGGGGACCATGAGAGCTTGTCCTTCCGGGTGGCGGAGAAGATTGGGAGGCGGAGGCCGGCCCGGGGGCGCTGCCTGGGGGACCCCGGGCCGGCCAGATGAAGGGCCGTCAGCGGCGTTTGCGGGCACCACGGAAGGGAGGGGGAGCCTGGCCCCCGCCCGGGGTGAACGTGGTCGCCGCGGTCTTCGTTGCGTCACCCGCCGAGGTCGCGGTGATCGTCTGCTCGCCGGTCACCGCGGCGTCGTAGGCGTGACTCGCCTCCGTGGTACCGGCCGGCACGCTGGCGGCAGCGGTCCCGTCCCCGTAGTCCACGGTGACCGCCCCGTCGGCCGGGAAGCCAGCCAGGGTGATCTTCACGGTGCGGCCGGTGGTGTCCGCGGGATCGGCCTCGGCGGTCACCGTCGGCTGCTCCCCGGAG